CTCACCGCACGACTCTCTGAACTTCCCGGTCCAGAAAGACTTGCGCGTGTTGACCTTGGCTCCGAAAAGCTCAAGGCTGCGCATCACTGAGCCCACGTGTTCTACAGGGACGATAATGTCGTCACCGTAGACGCGTACTCGCCCGTAATAGGACTCAATGTCCTTACGGGTAAGAGGGCGTTTGAGGTCCGACTCTATCCCAAGAAAGACCATGGTGCAAAACACCATGGCTTCGAGGGGGAAGGTCAGGCCTGAACCCATGGACGCATACTTGGCCAGGCGCTTGACGCCGTAACCAGGTATATCAACCTTCCTACTCCGAACCGCTTGGGTAAACTCACTTAGGTGAGGGAACCGGCGGAACAGAGCCAGTACGAGTTGATTAGACACACGATCGGATGCCTCCTTCAAGTCGAGGGTGGCAAGAGATCCCGTTAAGGATCCCTCTCGAGCCAGCAGCTGGTTAGGCAGCTGACTGGAGAAATCGATCAACTTCGCAGCCGTTTCATCGGTTTTGAAGTCTTCCTTCATCTCCGCAAGGAGAGCTTGCTGCATGAACATCATGACAGTCGGCTCCATCGCGATGATGCGAGGTGTGCCTAGCGTTTTGGGGACATCGGTCAGTTTCGCTGGCCGTTCGTCCCTAGGTTCGCGGAAATCCACATGGTCCAATTGCTCGATTGCATCGAGCTTGGATGAAGTGCCGTAGTCCACATAGTGGATTCCGGCATCCTCCAGCCTGGTTGTCCACTCCTTAAGAGTGTACTTTTGATTGCCGGCCAAACGGTCAGCAGTCGCACCAGGTCCATGTGCTGGGATCAGCTCTCGGTTGTAGATCTTTCGATCGAGACCGGAACAGACACTCCTCCAGAGGAGAAGAGCCACACGCTCGAAGTCCAAGATAGCATCAAGGCTACGAGCGCGATCACCAGCGCGGATGTCCGACTCACACTTGACGTATTCCGAATACGCGGCCTGGATTCGCTCATCAGAGCACTTCCTTTCAGTTTTGGAAAAAGCCAGAGCAATCTGGCGAATTCCCTGAATAGCCGCGATAGATGGATCGTCAAGCAAACGCCCACTCCACCGGTCAAAGACCAGGTCCAACAGCCCACCCAGGAAAATGGGGAGCTGACCACGTTTGCGGAAACCCGCAAACATGGAGGGATCCACTTGCCCAAGATCGAGACCTCTCACGAAGTCTTTCTCAAAGGCAGGTAGGGTAATCGCTAAAAACGAGAACCCTTCGGTCTTAGTCCGACCCTCGATCGTTTTATAATCGAGGTGGGTACTAGTGGAACATCTCCTCCCCACATCTGTGAGGAGGTACTGTAGAAACAACATTTGGCTTTTCAATGTGCCCCTTCCAGGGTCGCATTCCATAGCCCATGTTGGCACTCAGGGATCCGCGGAGAGAGCTTGCTAGTTCTCCCCGCCGATGATCTTCGTCAGATTCGCACCGGTGGACGCGGTCAGCCAGCTCGTGAGAGCGGTGGCCACGTCCTTGATCTCGGCGGGCGTAAGCCCGACGTTCGGCTTGTCGATCCAGAAGCCGATGCTGACACCAACCTCACGGTTGACACCCGCCATAAGCGGGTCAGCAGCGATCTTCGAATAGTCCAGACGCACCGAAGGGCGCGACCGGACCTTTCCATGGGTGTGGGTTACCGTCAGGTCGACGGTCCCATCATCCTTGGAATAGATCGACTTGTTTTCCGAAACGCTAACTCGCGGAAGCGACTGAGCGTTAGATGCAATGGTGACGGTCTGAGGATCTGCGAGTGCCATTTGGGCATTGCTCCTTACAGGATAATTTCCCTTTTGGGGATTTGTGGGTTTCTTGACCCTCTCTTGTGGAGAAAAGTCAACGGAGCCCTCGGCTAATGCCGAGAGCACCAAGGATGGCCCATTGAGACTCCGAGAAGGAGTCTGGGTTTAGACCAAACCCAAAGGGTGATGCTTTAACTCTGGCCTTTCGGACAGAGCTCCGGGTAACTGACCAAGGTCCGTGCGATCGCTGGAAACCAGCTTCCGTTTGGATGAAGATGCCAGGCATTGTCACGCGCTGCGTGATTGTCTTCGTCTCCATCAGATATCCGTACTGCATCACTAACCCATCTGCCATGATGGCAGACGTATTCGACATCATGTCGCCTACGTTGACAAACCAGTCAATGAGCCATGTCCACGGTTGGAGGTTCCAAAGAACCTCAGGATCAAGACGGGTACCCAGAAGGGTATTGGCTTCCCGTTCAATCCTAGCGAAATATTCCAGACCCTCAGACACATCAGGAAAATAATACCTGAAACCGCCTGAGAACCAACTTTTGGTTGTAATCTGGTTCACTTCCTCAACCTGATCCAAGACCCCATAGGGCTTAACGTTAGATGTCGTGAGCGCCGCAAGCGGCGTTCCCGGCATAAAAGCGTATGAGCCCGTGGACATCGTCCTTCCGGACGTTGTTTCGGTCGTAGGATCGAAGTGGTATCTTCTCCGGATAAGCCTAGTGACGTCACGCTCGTATTGCTCGAGCAGTTGTCGTGAGCGACTAGCCGTTTCCGCAAGGCGTTGGACATCCCGGAGGAGTGGAACCCACCCGAACTGAGCGTTCAGGTATTCGTTCCCTCCCTCTCGGAAAATGTCTTTCACCGTACGTGCGCGGCCAAATAGGGAACCAATCATGGACGGAATTCCGTCCTTCTTGAGCTCCCCAATCGCTACTGCTAGGTCAACTCCAGGTTTGCCTGGCCGTGATCTTGCGATCGCGGCCGAGCCTTTACCCCAGAGTTGTTCTGAGTACTGGTCCCAAGCCGACTCGGTCTGAAGACCGAAGGGCGTTGAGGATGCCAGTAGCACTGGGCCGTTCTGTAGGCCATAATATGTAAACATATTACCGCCCCAGTTACTGCTAACGTGCACATCATGTAGAGTTGACTCCACAGATGATTTCTCAGTCCGGAATGGGGCACCGAAATCACTATGTGTGATAAAGTGCTCCAAACGCCGTCGTTCGTCTCCCGACAGTTCCGGGGCTCCTTTTAGGAAGCGCCGGACGATCGGAAACCCCGTAGGGTATGACCTCGTCCGTTGTGCAGAAATCTGCACATCTTTCGAGACGGGAGTGGGACCTGAACCAGATCCCACAATCGTGAACACGTGCTCACCACTTATGGTAACAGTCTCACCACGAGACTTATCCATTGGACATTCCTTTCTACAGACAGGTTTAGGTGCGTTGTGTAGCACCATGCCTGGGACACTAGTGCCCAGGGGAGCCCTTAAG